ATGCCTGAGCCCGTCGAAGACGTTGCCAAACGGTTCGCGATCAACCAATCTGGGAAATTTTATTACAAAACGAAGAAGGGTGTCTGGGTAGCTGTCCCTGAGATGAATTGCTACGGACTGGTTAATATTGTGCAGAAACTGGAGGGTCAGGGCAAGAAATACACGAAGCTCTGGCACGTACTCACTGACGAGGTAGAGCGCAGAAAACAGCTTGGCCAGCTCAAGGACGTGGCCGCATGAAGAAACGGATCGTAGAGCAGTTCCAGGTCAGGGACATGAGGGAGATAGCCTGGTTCCAGGTTGAACGGGCGTTCGTGTCTCGCAAGGTTGCGGCGGTTCTGGGGCCGTTTGCATCCATGGTATTCATTGGGCTTTGCCACCATGCCGGATCTGATCAGCGAGCCTGGCCATCAGTCACGCTCTTGGCCGCCGAACTGGGCATAAGTGATCGTCAGGTCAAGAGATCGCTTCAGGTCTTGGCGGCTAGGAACATGATCAGGATTATGCGAGATCCGGGTAAACACAACTGTTATGATCTAGTTGACATTAAATATTGGGCAACCAGTGACTGTGAGTCACCGGTACCAGTGACTGGTAGTTACCACACCAGTGACTGTGAGTCACCGGTACCAGTGACTGGTAGTCCCCCGAACGAGAATAATAATAATACCCAAGAAAGAAACCCCCCTACCCCCCACAGGGGGAGCGATGAGGATCAGGACTTCTGCGCATTCTGGACACGACATCCGAAGAAAGTCAGCAAGGGCAAGGCGAGAAAGGCCTGGGCCAAAGTGGACTGGAAGACGGTTACGGTGGAGGAGATCCTATCTGGCTTAGAGAATGCCAAAACATCAAGGAAGTGGACAAAGAACAACGGAGAATTTATTCCAGATCCGTCGACATGGCTCAATGCCGAAGGATGGAAGGATGAGATTGTCCAGGACCAAGCACGCCTCCAGGTAACCGATGGCAAGCGGTATGCTGTCTATGGGGGTGTGGTCCAGAAAGACGGCAAGATGGTGCTGATCACTCCCGAGACTGTGGCTCGCTGTTATGGCGTTCCCGAGCACGAATGTGTATTTCCAGGCAAGGAGGACCTGGCCGCCAAGGACATAGACGTGATCCGCTATATTCCACTCAGACCGAACGAAGACGGAGTCTATAATCTACAGGCTGAATCAGAGAGATGGAGGGCTACCCATGGTTAACCTCGAACTGAAGGGGGTCAAAGAGGCGTTGGAATTGTTCGACCCCAACACGGTGCGCAAGGCGGCAAACAGCGCGATCAACAAAGTGGCACAGCAAGTCAAAACAGACATATCCAGAAGGATCAGGGAAGACTATAACATCAGAGCATCAGATGTGAACAGATTTCTGAAGCTCTCTGCTCGGCCTAAAGGGTATGAGACCGAAGCGGTGATCACCGGTACCGGTATCGGCATACCGCTCGTGCAGTTTGATGCAAAGCAATCGGGCATTACCATAAGCAAGGGGCAGATGAGATACAACAAGAGGGCCGGTAGATCAAAGGGATACCGGTATGGAGGAGCAGTCTCTGTTCTGGTAAGCAGATCTGAGGGGAGAAAGATGGTGAATACTGATCCGAAAGCCTTCCTGGCTCAAATGAAGTCAGGGCACATCGGGGTATTTACCAGGGTTCCAGGTCAGAAAATGAAAAGTAATACCAAGAAGGAAATGATCAGACAACGCTTTGGGCCTGGCATCAAAACCTTGTTAGGGAGCTGGAGCATTATGAACGCCGCCAGGAAGTTTATCAATGATAAGTTTGTTCCGGTCTTCAAGCACGAATTAGACTACTACCTGGGGAAGATTAAGAAATGACGGGTCCTTCCGGAACACCGACTCACTTACGGCACATATGAGCGCGAGGATTCGCTACTTTTGCGAGAAATAAGGAGATGGAAGAATGGACACGGTAGACCAGGGTGAACGGATGAACGGCCAGTCAGGGCGAGGGTTTATAGGGCCGGCGGATGTGCTGGCCGACTTTAGTGCTGACTTCCTGAATGCCGCCCGCTGTCGTGAGTGGTTGATAGGCAAGCTGCACCATGGCTGCCCGGTGTGCCCGCACTGTGGAACCCCCGTATATGAGAACTTCATGGCCCGGTACCTGGCCGGCGGGCGGATCCGCTGCAAGGGATGTTCGAAGCAGTTTACGGCCTGGACCGGTACCTGGATGTCAGGGTCCAAGATGGATCCTCGTGAAGTGCTGCTCCTGGCTCTGCTCATCGCCATGGACCAGGGCACGGGATTGATTGCCGCAAAACTGGGAGGAGAGGGAAGAATGGCACCGGGTGGGAGAAGCAAAGCCACGGTGTGCGATTGGAGAAAGCGCTTTGCAGTGCACACACGAGTCAAGGAGATAGCGGGTGTCTGATACGTCAAAAGATCAGCCAGACAGCATTGATATCAGCGCCCTGCTCGCCCTGGGCGCTGCGGCAAAAAAGAAACAGTATCACACTATGCTGTCGCGGATAGCCAAAGGTGAGACATTGAACGGCGGAGAACTAAAGGCCTTCGATCTCCTCGACCGGGAGCTGCGGAATATCGACGAGGCGCAGGGTGCTGCAAAGGCCGGAGCTACAGAAACACTCCCTAACCTCGTTGCAGTAGTGGCGCATCTCAATAAGCAGGGCTGGAAGATCAAGAAGTCGGCCGCTTACAAACACCGTCAGGAGGGTAAGGTCCGGGCCACGCCGACCGGCGCCTTCCTCGTCTCCGATGTCGACAAATATGCCGCTACATACCTCACTCGACTTGACGGATCCCCGACGCCCGCAGATCAAGGCAATGATTTGCAGCGCGAGAGAAGCATAGAGGAGATCCGTAAGGCCCGCGCCCAGGCAGACCACTGGGAGCTGAAGACCAGGATTGCCTCCGGAGAGTTTGTGCCCAGGGATCTCTTCGAGCGCGATCTGGCGGCCAGGGCTACCATCTTCCGGGCGGACGTGGAGAACTTCGTCCGCGGCCATGCCCCCGGCATTATCGCCATGGTTGATGGAGACGTGCAGAAGATCCCAGATCTCATAGAGTTCATGCTGATCCAGGCCGAGATTTGGCTTGCCCGCTACTCCGAGAGCCAGGAATTCAAGATTGACGTTTCCGCTTATGAGGGCCTCTTCTGCAAGGCTTCGACCGGCGAGGACCAGCTTTCAGATGATGGGGAGGACGACGAAGACGACGGGATCACTTGCGAATATGGAGGCCCACAGTCATGACCTGGTTGCACGGCGCCCTCTATCTCCTCGGCATAACCGGCGTGGTATTGAATAACCATCGCCGCAAGGAGTGTTTCTACTGCTGGCTTCTCAGTTCTGCAGGATGGGCGGTAGTCGATTTTAGCACCGGCCTCTATATCCAGTCGGCACTCTTCGCAACTTACTTCTGTCTGGCGATACACGGCCTTGCAAAATGGAGCAAAGAGGGGAGAGCCCTATGAACCTCGCCCACCAGACTGCCCCCGTATCTCTGCCCTACGCCTTCCGCTTCACCCCGGGCGAGGCCCGTGTCTTCCGCCCCCGCGAGCGGATCACCGTCTCCCAGTGGGCGGAGCGGCACGCCGTCGTCACGAAAGGCCCCATGCGCGGGCGCTGGTCGAACGCCACGACCCCCTACCTCGTGGAGCCCATGGACGCCTGGAACCTGCCGCACGTCCGGGAGATATACCTCTGCTTCGCGCCCCAGACGGGCAAGACCATGGTTGCCTTCAACTGCCTCTCCTATGCCATAGACCAGGACCCAGGCGCCGCCATGTATGTCATGCCCATCGAGGAGACGGCGAAGCGGATCGCGAAGCGCCGCATCCTGCCCATGCTCCGCAATACCCCGCGCCTGTCCGCGGCCCTCTCAGCAAGGTCCGAGGACACTACCTCGATGTCGGTGTCCTTCATCAACGGCATGGACCTCATGATGACTTGGGCCACGTCCTCCGCCACCCTCGCCTCCGAGGATGTGCGCTACCTGGTCCTCGATGAGACGGACAAATATCCGGAGTATTCCGGCACCGAGGCCGACCCGATCAGTCTGGCCCGCGTGCGCACCAACACCTACCCGCACACGAAGAAGATCCTCGCCATCTCCACGCCAGGCATGGAGCCGAGCACCATATGGCACATGATCGGCACCGAGGCCGACGAGGTGCGCGACTACCACGTGCCCTGTCCGATATGCGGGCACTTCCAGATCATGGACTGGGACCATATCACCTGGCCCCGCTCCGTCGGGGACCCGAAGACGATCACCCGCGAGAAGCTCGCCCACTACTCCTGCGACAAGTGCGGCATGCTCTGGGACGACTACACCCGCAATATCGCCGTATCCCTCGGGCGCTGGATCGCCAGGGCCCCCATCGTGCGGCCCACATCCATCGGCTTCCATCTGCCGTCCTGGTATTCGCCATTTATATCACTCTCCGCCGTCGTGGCCGATTACCTCACATCACTACGCGATCCGGCCAAGAAGATGGCGTTCGTCACGCAGCACAAGGCCGAGGAGTACAAGGAGACTGTCCAGGAGAAAGACGAGGCCGGCGTACTCTCGCGCAAGACAGCCCTGCCGTCCATGGTCGTGCCTGCCCCCGCCCTGGTCCTCACCGCCGGCATAGACTCCCACAAATGGGGGTACCGGTTCGTCGTCAGGGCATGGGAGGAGGACCTCACGAGCCACAAGATCCACCACGGCCACCTCGCCACGCTCGGCGCCGTGGAGACCCTGATCTTCGCCACGCGCTACCAGGTGGAAGGGAGCAACCACACCATGGGCCTTCTCAGGGCCGCCATCGATACCGGCGGCGGGGAGGGGCACGATCCCGACTACACCCTCACGGAGGAGGTCTATGAGTGGCTCCGATCCCTGCGCACCAAGTACCCGGATCGGGCCGACATCGTCACCGGCATCAAGGGCGCCTCTCACCGGCAGGCCCAGAAGATCCGCCTCACCAATATTGACAAGTTCCCGAAATCGAACAAGCCCATCCCCGGTGGGCTCCAGGTGCGCCTCATCGACACAGCGGCCTTCAAGGCCCTAATCCATGCCCGCATGGAGCGGGGCAAGGACGAGACCCAGCGCTGGTACCTCGACGCCGATACCGGCGTGGACTATGCCAAGGAGATCACCGCCGAGGAGCTGGTGCAGCTCCGCAATGGGAGAAAGCTCTGGCGCCGCAGAGGCCCGAATCACTATCTCGACTGCGAGGTCTACGCCGCCGCCTGCGCGGACAGCGAATGGCTCCCCTCCATCAAGATGCTCGCCCCCATCCTCAAGGAGCATCGAGACAAAACCCGCTCCATAAGCCTTGCACAGCCCGCCGTCATCCGCCAGGGCGCAGCAAACCCCCAGGCCCAATCAGCCGCCGCAGCCCAGGCCCCCTCCGAGCGGTCCACCAGCCGCGAGTTCAACCGCCCGGCGTGGCTGGAGAGATAATGCCGCAAAGCGAAAGCATCCTGATCGGTCTTCAGACCATCACGACCTACCTGAAGATTTCGAAGCCGACCTTCTACAAGCTGGTGAAGAATAGCAAATTGCCCGCAATCGTGATAGACGGTACGTGGTATGCCCACAAAGACAACCTGGATGATTATTTCAAAGCGATCACGAGGGCTCCGATGCACGTGGTACCGGAAGATGCACAATAGAAATAGATCAGATGTCAAAAAGGAGACGCATTAATGGACCAGAAGAGCATAGCGATAAAGATGATAGCAGTCGCGCAGCTCAAATCTGCGCACTACAATCCCCGCAAAATAAGCAACCGGGAACTCGATAAGTTGACGTCAAGCATAAAGACTTTCGGCCTTGTCGAGCCCATCGTCGTTAATGCCGACATGACTGTCATTGGAGGACACCAGAGGATTGCAGCCTGCACCAAACTTGGCCATACGCACGTGCCCTGTATTGTTGTAGATCTTCCTCCCGCCCATGAGCGATTACTCAATATAGCGCTCAATAAGATCTCCGGAGAGTGGGACACTACCCTGCTCGCTATTCTGCTCGGAGATCTCAAGGAATTGCCGGAGGTAAATATGAGCTTATCCGGTTTTGACGGGGAGGAAATGATGAAATTACTGGAGCCCATATGCATCGAGCTTAAAATTGATCCGTTAGCCCCTGCGCCTCTGGGGGGGGGCACCAAAATGATGAGGTGTCCCAGGTGCGGCCATGAGTTCTAGTAAATGGGCTACCAAGATCGGCATATATGTACCAGACAAGGCCGCCAAGACGGCGTACAAAACAGAGTCCTATAATGTCAGGGCGCAGGTAGGGATGTCCGTGATCAGGCATGCCCTGGCCCGATATGGATACACGGACATAGGCTATGCCAGCAGGCAGACGGTGGATCGCTATGACATCATCCTGATCAGCATCACCAGCCAGGTGGATTGGTGGCAGACCATCGCCGAGCGCCTGCAATGGCCCAGAGGCAAATATATCAGTATCCTTGGAGGCCCAGGCGTACTCAACGTAAGACCCCATCTAGACCTTTTCGACATCTTTGTATTTGGCCGGGGAGAATCAATCATAGGGGATCTAATATTCAATCACGGAGATTATGACCATCCATCCATTGCTCGGGCCGCCACGTTTAACCCCGACAGGACTTATACCATAGCCCAGGCCCCGGCCTGCTATCCCCACGATGTACCGCTCGAGAACGGCAAACAATGGCGGGAGGCCTCCATCGGGTGTCCTTACAAGTGCTACTTCTGCTCTTATACATGGCACCGCCGACACGTATCCGATCGAAAGGATGGTCATTATTTTTCGTCCGGTGCGGGGATATTTGCCGCCGGTAACCGAGAGCGAACCATCATTGATCTCCTCAAGCTGCCCCCGTCCCAGTGGCAGGGCCAGGGCTCCCTGCGCATCGTGGGCCTCGACGGTCTATCCGAGCGGCTCCGTAGGCAGATTACGGGCAAACGGGTAACGGCCGCTATGCTCAGGGAGTTCCTCGCCGGCCTTGCTACGATAGACCCGCCGCACCAGGTCAAGATCTATAATATCGTGGGCCTGCCCACCGAGACGGATGATGATTGGCTGGAGTTTGTTGAGACACTCCGGGACGTCGACGGAAGATTGGCAAGAACCGGCAAGCAGTGGTCCATTGTGCTGCATAACACCCCCCATCGGCCCATGCCTGCTACCCCCGCGGCCCTCTATCCGGTTCCCCTTGTCGACTATCGTGGCCGGATTGCAAGGACGCTCCGCGGTAGATCCCCTCTCGGGGGCAATATATTCTACCAGGGCAACCGGTTCTGGGCCGTGGAATCCATGGGGACCGACTCCTTATCGTCGGTGATCCTCGATATGCTCGTATTGCGAGGAACCGAGCAAGATGCCGCGTTGATACGCGGTATTGCGGCAAACAAACAGTTCTGGTCAGGTTCATCTCCCCGCCGCATGGCTACTCTGGAGCAATATGCAGACGTTGCCAGGCTAGCGGATCGCCTCACGCCCGAGGATCTCCCCACAAGATATCTCCGGACCTATGCCGGCCATACCGCGATGATGGCCATAGGTGAGCGGGCGCTGTCAGGGGCGCAGAAACAGAAAGCCCCCGGGGCAGGCCTATTCCATCGAACCGGTTAGTCGGTGAGTCCTCTGAGGATTTCCACGGCCCTGGAGGTTTCGCCCTGAGCCGTGGCGATAAGTTTGGATTTGACGCCGACCCCCTTGAATTTCTCCTGGCATTTGAGCGCTTCCAGGGCGTGGGCCAGGGCCTCGCTGAGACG